GTAGGAACGCACGATCCAACTGCGGCCATTGAAGCTCAGCGTAGCGTCGACATAGTCCGCGCGCGCGATCCCGTTCTCGATCAGCTCAGGGATGCGGGCGAACGCGCCCGGCCCGACGCTGCGCACCTCGGCAGATCCGGCCATCAGGCTTTTCGGCCGGGTGTCGTCGATCACCGTGATCGTCGCCTCGCCCGCAGTACCGGCCGCGACGAACATCGCCGGTACGCCCAGTTCGCCATAGACCGGGTCATAGAGCAGCGCGCTGTAGTCGACAGCCATCGATCACGCCCCGATCTCGGACAATTCGGACAGCCCGGTGGTGTCGGGCAGCGGGTCGTAGAGGGTGACGGATTGCAGAAGGTCATCTGATCCAAGAGAAATCTGAGCGGCAACAAGGTCATTCCAGTGTGTCTCCGGAACAAGCGTGCCGGCCTGCGCAGATGAACCGTTCACCGCAAACTCGGATCGCGTCGAGACAATCGTCAGGGCTGCGCAATTGATGGCAGCGACAGAGCCTTTGTTGATAATGCCAGTGACCTCGACAGGTCCGTAATCGCCCGCCCAGCTCTCGGCCTTGAACCATCGGCCGGGATCAGTCTTGGTGTAATAATATTCAAGCGCATTACTGCCGCTTTCGTTTCCGATCAGCAACAGGTCGCCGCTGCCGCTCTCGTTAACGCCAGCCCAAGTCATGCGGATCGTACAACCGGAGAACAACTGTGTCCGCAAGGACCCGATGAATGCAGGAAGCCCCAACTCACCAGCCGTGATAGAGCAGGCATATCCGTTCTCAGTAAGGCAATTCGGATTGTATGCCGAAACCGTCCCCGCACCGTCGGTGTTTGGATCGCTGCCCAACAGCGTGTCGACCGCCACCTCGCCCGTGCCCTGCACCCACGCGCGGCCCTGCGGCGAGCCGCCGACGAGATCGATGTGGATGACCGCATCAGCCGGCACCCAATCGGGGCGATCGTCAGCTCCGCCCTCTTCCTCGTGCGATATGTTGGCGCGGGCCTCTTCATTTGTCTGCCACACTGTTAGCTGACCAACGAATTTACACTCCTCGGTATCCGCTTCCCGCGCGATGCCATAGGTCGGCCAGACATTTATCCGGCCGATGTTTTTGGCTGTGATTGTCATTGAGTTTCTCTCTTGAACGCGAACGTGCCGATATCCTCGCGGCCGAGCTCGGTCTCGAAATTACTTTCCGCCGCCAGCGCAAAGCCGCACTGCTTCATCGCGAACACCAACCCGTCGCGGCTGAAGTACCAGCAGTGTTCCGCCGGCTTGTAGTGCTTGGATCGCAGCACGTGATCGACATCGCGAAACAGCGGCAGCGAGATGAACAGCCACTCGCGCACCTGGGCGAGCAGCGGCTCGAAGTCCGGAATATGCTCGAGCACGTCCCATAGCGTCATTGCCGGAACCTTCTCCAGATACGGATCGATCAGCAGCCCGCGCTGCTCGAGCCAGCGGATGCCGGCGGGATTGACGTCGTAGCCGTAGGTCGTGTGGCGTTCGCGCCGCCGCTCGACGAACGCGCCCGAGCCGATGCCGACATCGACCACCGTTCCCTGATAGTGCCAGTCGACGAACTCGCAGCGCGCCTGCATCAGCGCGCGCCCGATCGGCGTATGCGCATTGCGGTCGAAGTTGTCGAAATACTCCTGGTCGTAGGGCGCGATGCCGGCTTCGACCGGGTAATGGCCGATGCCGAGCTGCGGCCACCAGGTCAAGCGGCCATCCGCGAACCGTTGAGCCAGTGGGAAAACTGTCCGACCGGGTCGGCGATCCTCTTGTCGCAGTTGTGCAACATATTCGTGCATCGGCAGAACTTCTCCGGTATGGCGAACCCGATGCGGCTCAGATCGAGCCGCGGGTCGGTGATCCTTGCGGGCGCGTTCTGGCCGCCGTGGCCGCCCAGCACCACGAATGTCTTCACGTGCAGCGCGAGGCCGGCCGGCACGATCCAGCCGACACCGCCGACCACGATGTCGGCATCGCGCACCAGCGCGAGCAGCTCACGCACCTTCAGTTCGCCGGCGACGAAGAGGTGGTGCGCCGGCGGCAGGGTGCCGGTCGTCCATTCGTGGCCCGGCGCGAGGTCGGCGACCGCGACCACGGTGTGGGTTGCTATCAGCTCCGTCACCAGCGCGTTCACATATTCCGGCCGCGGGTTGCGCGCTTCGTTGCGCCATTCGGTTCGCACCGTCACCGGCCGCACCACCGCGATCGGCCGCTGCGATGCGATCGGCGACGGCCCCATGTCGGGCAGATCGAACAGCGCCGGATCGAACGCGACCTTCAGCGCCGACCAGCGTTGCTCGAGCGCGACGAGGATAGAGGACTTCGCCACCTCGGCGCCGTAACTGACCTTGACCTCGCGCATCGGCGGCGAGCGCGACCAGCGGTCATCCGGCTGCAGCGCCATGTTCTTGCGCTGCGTGCGCAGGATGCGCTTGCCTTGCACGAACTTGATATCGAGGTCCGCATACAGTTCCGGCCACGGCGTATCGAGCCAGACCTGGTATTGCTTCGCGGCGGCGCGCACGAACGGCCGTTGAAAGATGTTGTCGCCCAGTCCCCAGAGCCCGCGGATGAGAACCTGCTTCACGCCGCGCGGCTTTCCAGCATGTCGCGCAGATCGATCACCGGCAGCAGGTCGGCCCAGGCGGTGCCCGGCGAGGCGTTGTATGCGGCGATCTTCAGCCGCTGCAGCGACGGAATGATCGTCACCAGGTCGGCCTTCTGCTTGTCGTAGCAGCCCGGCCGGTGCGGCCAGCGGTGCGGCTTGTGGTGGTGCGTACGGCCGTCCGCGATCCTGCCATCGGCGCCGAGCCACACGATGGTGCCGCCCGGCCCGATGAGGTGCGCCGCCAGGTTGGTCGCCGCGGTCAGCGATGTCCATTTCTGCATCAGGCTGTTGTGCTCGATCGCCAATCCCGGCGGGTTGGTCTTGCGGCAAACCAGCACTTTCGCATCCGACACCAGGCGCGAGGTGGTGACCACGCGGCCGGCAAAGTTCGCGATCGCCGCGCGGTTGTCCGGCTCGTTCCACCAACGGAAATCCCCGAAGTAGAGGATATCCGCCCACGGCAGCGCATAGACGCTCGAGTTGATCGCGATGACGCGGCGCCCGCGCAGTGCCTCGAGATCCTGGCCGAGCACCGACGGCCCGCCGCCGACGATGAACACCGTCTCGCCCGGCCACTCGCGCGGGACCGACCAGAACGGGTTACGCGACATACAGCCGCCGGAATGGCCGGATCAGGTCGATCACCGGCGCCGAGAGATAGCCCGGCGAGGCCGACGAGGTCGACGAGGTGAAATAGCTGATGCGCGTGTCGCCGTGCTGCACCTCGCGGATCGACGGGTCGCGCGCGCCGGATGTCTGGCCCTCGCGCACCGCCTCGATCACCGCCTTCTGCAGCCTGGCCGGCGCCTCTTCCGGCAGATCGTAGCCGCCCGAATAGACAACCGCGACGGTGCCGGACCAGCCGCCCCACAGACGGCCGCTGGCCGGGTCGAGATCATAGTCGGCCGCGGTCGCGCCCGCGCTCGAGACCTCGAGGATCTCGGCCACCGGATAGAGCGAGAGCGTGAGCGCCTGGCGCGTCAGCATGCTCTCGTCCGGGTCGAACGTGAACGTCTCGAGCACGTCGGCACGGCCGAAACGCCGGTCGCAATATTCTGCAATGATGCGTGACTGGAACGTGATCGCGGCCTGCAGCGTCGCATCGTTGCTGTCGTCGGTGATGCCGAGCGCGAGCTTGAGGTCGGCGAGGCTGATCAGGTCCGGCCCGGCGCTGTCGGTCGCCTCGTCAAGGATCTCGAGGATCGCGTGCATTATGCGGTCGGCCCCCGTGCTGCGAACGCGATGGAACGCGCGTCCCAGATCGACGCGAGAGTGAACTCGATGTCGCCATCCGGCACGTTGCTACCGAATTTGCTCGGGTCACTGTCAATCGTCTGAGCAATGCTCGGATTGGTGTTGACGTGCGCCGCCACCATCTTGGCGTTTTCGTCACCACGAATGACGTAATACGCATAGTTGACACGCTCGGCGTGGTGCGCGGTGGCGGGATCTTCGCTCGCGACGTTCTGCGCGACCTTCAACTGGATCATCGCGACACGCCCCGCATATGTGTCATCGCGTGCCGCACGGATCTGGTTCTCCGCAGACATGGATCAGCCCTTTCCCAAGGTTTCGGCAAGCGTTAGGCCCCAACTGTATTGCGGCCCCGGCCTCGGACCTTTTGTCCCCTCCAGTGCGGCAACACGCGCCCGCAAGGCTTTCAGTTCCTGCAGGATCACAGGTACATATTTACTGTGATCGACAAACCAACGATCGGTTTCCTCGCTATAGCTGAATGGTTCCGGGTAGGTGTCCTTGGCTTCCTGCGCGAGAATACCGTAAGCACGCCTGCCCGTTTCCCTCCATGCGAAGTCATAGACATTAGTGTTGTCCACGATGCGGCCTGCATCGAACGATTTCAAATCTTCCTTCAGCCTCCCATCGGAAGTGGTATTGTATGCCACTCCGACATTGGCATTATTGGTGATCGTGCCCAGCACGGCACCACCATTTGCCCTGCTGAATACCGTAAAATTGTTGCCACCACCGCTGCTGCCGTCATCGATGGCAAATCCAAACTGACCCGTGACAAATCTCGAAGAAATGCGTGCTGGAGCCAAGGGAGCGCCATTGACAGTGAGAATACCAGAAACGCCGACCTCCCCAGCATCGCTCACCGTCGTCTGCCCGGTCGCAGAACCAACACCGTTTGGGCGAAGATAAACAGTACCTGCGCCGGTCGTAGCCAACTCCAGAGTGGTGCTTGACGATTTAAAAATCGAGCCGGTCGTGATCTGCCCAATAGAAGTCAAATTCGGCACGATAAGATCGCCGCTCATCGTGTCGCCGGCCTTCAGAACGCGCAGGTTATCGGCCGTCGCAACGAATGCCGTCGTCGCGATACTGGTATCGTTGTCGCCCGCCGTCGGTGTCGGCGCAGTCGGATTGCCGGTCAGTGCTGGCGAAGCGAGCGGCGCCTTAGCGGCGAGGTCGGTCACCAGATTGGTGACGGTGCTCTGCGCCTGCGCGCCGGTATGGTTGGCACGATCGAGGTAGTAGGCGCTGCTCTCACCGTCGAGCAGGTCGGCGTCGAGGCCCGAGCCGGCACCGTCGACGGTGACCAGTTTCGCGAGAACCTGCGCCGCCGTGTCGGGACTGCCGTCGGCGCCGGCCGGTCCCTGCGGTCCGGTGGCGCCGGTCGGTCCTGTCGCACCGGTCGCACCCGTGGCGCCGGGATCGCCCTGCGGTCCTTGCGGCCCCGTCGCACCGGTCGCACCCGTGGCGCCATCGGCACCATCAGCGCCGGGATCGCCCTGCGGTCCCGCGGGACCAACGTCACCTTGCGGGCCCGGCTCGCCTTGCGGGCCCTGCGCACCGTTCGCACCGTCCGCGCCTGCCGGACCTGGCTCGCCTTGCGGGCCCTGCGGCCCTTCTGGTCCAGGCGGGCCAGGAATGCCTTCGCCGTCAGTGCCACCGCCACCACCACCGCCCTCGCCCTTGCGCGCGAAGGCCTTGGCGATGTCGTCCCATCCGGCATTGCGCCGCGCGTAATACTTGCCGTCGCTCGGCGCCTCGGTGATCACCGCCTTGCCATGCACACGCAGCCGGCCGGCCTCGTCGAGCTCGAGCTCGTCCGGGAGCGGAAAACGGACCTGCTGGTTCACGGCAGCGTCACCGGCGTCTTGCTGGTCGGCGCCATGTCGCGGCCGGAGCGGCCGTCGCGGCCATGCTTGACCGACAGCGTCCAGTCGGCGCCGTCGCCCGGCCGCGCCGTCGTCGGCGCATTGCAGTGGTACAGCGAGCCGTTCAGCGTCACGGTATCGCCGCGCACATAGGATCGCCCCGGCTCGAACACGCCGCGATAGAGCATCAGCGGAAACACGATCGGAATATCCGTGCGCTTGTCACCGCGCGCGAACACGAACGTCACGGTGCGCTCGCCGTCGTACTGCAGCGACAGATCCTCGATCGACAGTCCGTCGCGGCCGTCGACCCGGCCAGGCGTGAGCACGACGCCGTCCGACAGCGTCAGCATCAGCTCGCCCTCGCGCGTAATGGCGGCGCCGGCTATGCCAACTCCGTCACGACCCCGCGCGCCTGTCTCACCTTGCGGCCCGATCTGGCCTTGCGGCCCTTCGCCACCGGGCCGGCCTTCGGCACCGGGCTCACCTTGCGGGCCGGGATCACCTTGCGGTCCTGGCGGGCCGGCTTCGCCTTTCTCGGGTTTGGCATGCTCAGCTCCTTTCGCCTCGAGTTCGGCGAGACGCGCGGCGAGAGGCGCTACTGCCTTGGCCACGCACTCATGAATTCCTGGTGTCAACCCACGGATCAGTGCGGCAACTTCGTTTTCCTTCATCGCATCCGTCCATTCTCCGGCATCCGATTGCCTTTCCGGATGTTCTCGATCTTGGTGAGAATTTGGAGATTGGCTTCACAATGAAGCCCGCACACGACATCGCTTTGTAACGGATAGATATGATCTACGTCGTGACGAATTCCGGTTTCGCGCGTAAGTCTGGCAGCCTCGGCATAAATCGCTCGAATTGCTTCCTGGTTCGCCCAAGATGGTATCGCTTGCAATTTGCTAGCCGTCCGCTTGGCAATGAGCGCATTGATTTTGTGCGGATTTCGTTTTGCCCATGCTGCGTAGGACGCCGCGCGCGCGTCCTTGTTTTCCTCATACCATTTGCGCCAGTAGTCGGCGCGGCGATCTTTATTGTTCTCATACCAGCCTTTGAATGCGTCCGGTGTCTTCGTTCTCCAGTCAGCACAATGCTGCATCACGCATGACGCGCACATATACGCTCGACCATCCTTAGATGCCCTTCGAACATGAAAATCGCTCAACGGTTTACATTCCCTGCATTTTCCGCATTGTTTCTGCCCGCTTGATGCAAGTGAGGATTTCTGTAGTCGTTGTTTCGTTATGCCAGGCTTGCGAGCTTCCGCGCGGCACTGTTTGCATTCGGACGAAACACCCATGCCACCACGTGCTGTCCTCTGACCCGTCGCCCGACTATCCTTATGGAAGTCAGTTAAGGGCTTGGCTAACTGACACTTGGCGCAGGTTTTCATGCGGATTTCGCCAATAAAACTCGGCAGCTTTAGCCATCTGTTCAGCATCCAGTTCTTGGTCGTCTGGTGCTGCCGGCGGTATCGGTGCGGGCTGTGTTACAGGTCGCGTTGGTGCCCCGCGCTTAGCCAAATCGGATAGCGCCCAATTCTGTTCTTGCAAGTAAGGTGTCTCGCCGCCGTCGACCGGCTTCAGATCGAGCTTGGCGCGGCCTTCGTTCGGCGCCATCACGCCGGCGCCGACCGCAACCTGGATGGCGGCGATCTGCGTCGTCGAGTCCATGCGCAGCAGCGTGTCGGTGTCGAACTCGGTGCCCAGGCCCTCGCCCCAGCCGATGCCGAGCGCGTGGTCGAGCAGCTCCTCGATCTCCTCGATGTGCGACTGCAGCGCCTGCGAATAGTATTCGACGTTGAGCGCCTGCACGTTGTTGTAGCTCGGCAGCGCGCCGACGCCGACCTTGTAGGGCGGCACGTGATAGACGCTGCACACCACCTCGGCCGACCATTTCAGCGACTCGACCATCTGCCCCTCGACATTGGTCATCGCCATTTTCTCGTATTTCAGCCCGCCGCCGAGCACCGCGACGCGGCCGAGGTTGCCGCGGGAAAACCGCTGCTCCCATTCCTCCTTCATGCGCTTCATCTGCACTTCGTCGATCGCGTCGGGATGCGTGAGGATGCCGCCGGGCACCGAGGCGTTCTCAAACAGCAGCGCCGAGGCCTTCTGTGCGTTCAGGCCCATCATCGAGACCAGCCCGCTGGCGAACACCGGCGGCGTGCCGACCAGCGGATGGAACAGGCAGTTGAAACGATCGTGGATCATCTCGCGCGCCGGCACGACGATGTCGCCGATGCCGGCCAGGCTGTCGCTGTCGAGCCGGTAGAACACCGCGCCGTCGTCGGCGACCAGCGGATGCACCCGCGTCGGATCGAGCACGTGCAGCGCCACCACGACATTGCGCTGGTCGCGCTGCTTCAGCACGTAGGTGTTGCCGCGGCCGAGCTTGGACAGCACCCAGCATTCCCAGAACTGGTTGCGCGTCTGATAGTCGTTCGGCCGGCGCAGCACCGGGCTGTAGGCCGGGTTGGTCACCTCGGACCAGATGTCGTTTGCGTCCTTCTCGGCGAGCTTGACGCGCATCTTGGCGATGTCGCGCGCGATCAGCGTCTTGCAGGCGAAGTCGGCATGAAACGACGCCGCGGTGTCGATGTTGATCTCGAGGTTGCGCTGCCAGGCGCCGGCGAACGGCTC